CTGCAGGCGGTGAGGCTTCATAATACATTCTGGGTAAACCAGTAAACATGTATACCTGAAAGTCTTCACCAACAGCTGAGTAAAAGTCCAAGGTGCACCTTGAACTCGCCATTTGCTCAGTGTATAACTTAAAACCCGGTGTGTCCGGGTCTACACTAGCGGTAGTGTAAGCTCCTCTCTTACCAGGCATAAACCTGACACGAGAATAAAATGGAACTTCCATTTCCAAATTCGGATTGACCGAAAAATTAGTGTATGCCATACCTTTGGCACCCTTTAACTCGGGTCCCACTAGAGCTGCTCTGGCTGTATCGTTCTGATTGGTAAATGCAGCTTTCACTACATCAGAATAAGAATACATTGTGTCCGTTACCGGATTCAAATTAACTCTTTCCACTGTAGTATAACCTGTGTGGCCCCCTGCGTCGGGGCGCGTACCTTCCCTAGCAATTATTTTGTACCGCATAGAGCCTCTATAGCCTTGAAAAGCCATAACGACCCAGTGTAACAATAAAGTATTGCAATACGTATAGGTAGCCAAAGCCCCTGTCGTGTCGACCGCGCCCGGTACATTTCCTCTTAAAAAGGGAAATGCCGTTTGCGTAATAGCCAATGTACGGACAGAAGTGGTGGTTCCTGTTGTAAGCAAATACTTACGCCACAGTGAGTAGCGTTTTAATAATGGTCGGAACGATAAAATACTCTCGCCCGTGTATACTGCATTAAGCATACACGTATCCTGCTCTCCTGGCCCTAGAGACATTGCCATGGATTGCTGTGGAGCATCCAACTCTGTTGTCTCTATGGCGTCTGGTGTGATACCAGGCTGTGGAGCAATACCTGACTGTGGAGCTAATACAAAATTAGTAAAGGCATCGTCTGGAACGAATACCTCGAAATCGTCTCCCATCGAGACATACACATTAACTTGAACGTCATTAGAGACTGTTTGGTTTGGAGTTGTAAGCTCATTAACCTCATAAACTCCTAAGACTCCATTGCCTTGTTCTTGCGAAGTGTAAGCTGTAGTGCTATACAATTGCGTAACTG